AAACTAAAATCTCCTAAAAGATTTGCATCATAAGAAGTATTTGCACTATTATCTAAATATTCTACTTGATCATTATCAACATCATCATCTGAAAATTGAATTGCATGTATATTGCTAAATTTAGATTGTGACCAAAAACTATCATCATCTATTGATACTACACCAGGATTTGTAGGTGAAAAATCTTCTGTTTTCTTAATTATTTTTTTATCTACTGGTATTACTGTCCATAGTCCGTGTTTTGACATTTTAAATCTCCTTATGTTTTTATAATATATATCAAAGTTAAGTAAGGTTGTAAAACAGAATCTGAACCACCTGAAAAACTTAGTGAAGCGTTGTGTCCATGAGCAGTTCCACTTCCAGTATTTGCAGTATCTTGTTCAGTTCTAACAAACTGGTTTCCATTTGCACTACCGCCACCACCTGTATTATAACTGTGTGCGTGACTTGGCATTTCTGGAGTAGTTATACTATGATTAGCGGCTTCCCCAGTTACGTTTCCTGTTGAGGTTACCGTATTTGCTCCCATAGTAGAAGTTAAACTCTTTGATGGAGAATTAGCTACACAACATTTATCTTCTAAATTAGGTAAATTAAAAGTAGAAGACCCGTCACCAGTTCCATAATCTGTTCCTATAACTGCAAATAAATCTGAATATGTGCTCCTAGATACTGCAGATCCATCACATTCTAAAAATCCAGAAGGAACACTAGCGACAGTCCAAGGTACTATGATTCCAGTATTTACTCCTTGCAAACCTGTTATATTTGCTCCTGAGTAATCATATCTTGTTGCTTCGTAATTTGCCATTTTTTCTCCTAAGTCTTAATAATATATTTTATTGTTAAATAAGGTTGTAACACAGAACTTGCAGTTCCAGAAAACGCTACATTACTGTTATGAGTATGTGCTCCACCACCACCTTCATTTTGAGTTGAGAGTGGGTTACTTGGTGCTCCAGTAATAGTCATAGAAATTGCAGCTCCAAGACCATTTCTTCCATAAGTAACAGTTGTTGTATCCCCAGATGGGTGACTGTGAGCTGGAATTTCTGGAACTGCAAGTGTAGTATTTCCAACACTGCTAGATATATTTCCTGAAGAAGACACTGTATTTGCTCCTCCAGTTGAAGCTAAAGCATTACTTGGTGATCTTCCTAAAACTACTTTATCTTCTAAATTAGGTAAATTAAAAGTAGACGATCCATCGCCACTCCCATAAGTAGTTCCTATTACAGAAAATAAATCTGAATAAGTTGATCTTGAAACAGCTGCACCAGCACATTCTAAAAAACCAGTTGGTAAAGAAGCATCTGACCACGGTACAATTAAACCAGTATTTACACCTTGAATACCGGTTAAACCCGCTCCGTTAAAATCATATCTAGTTGCTTCATAATTTGACATAATAATTCCTTACGTTTTAATTACATACATCAGTGCCATAAAAGGTTGTAACACAGATGTTGCTGCTCCTGAAAAAGTTCCTGAATAAGGGTGATTGTGTGCTCCACCACCACCTACTGGAGGGGAAGTAAAAGTTGTTTCAGGTGGCCTTGCTGCTGATTGACCCATTCCACCACTATTTTGATACATGGCAAAAGGTGAACCAGGTGACCCCACTCCTAGTCCGTGAAGGTGTGTAGGTAAATTTTCTGTAGCTAAAGTAGTGTTCGCTAAATTACCAGTTATATTTCCCGTAGAGGCCACTGTATTAGCACCACCAGTAGAGGCTAAAGCTTTTCCTGGAGATTTACTTACAACAACTGAATTTTGTAAATCAGGTAAAAGAAAAGTTGATGAACCATCACCTGCTCCGTACGTAGTTCCTATTACGGCAAATAAAGTCGCGTAAGTTGATCTACTTATAGCCGCTCCATTACATTCTAAAAAACCTGTGGGTGCAGAGGTAGAAGTCCAAGGTATTATTATACCAGTATTAACTCCTTGAACATCGGAGAGGTTACTACCATCAAAATCATATTTAGTTGCTTCGTAATTAGACATGGATTATTTCTCCATGTAAGTCCAGCCTACGTTTGAACCAGAATAAACTAATCCAAATCCTGCGCCTTCAGTATTTACTACTAAATCTGAGGAAGCATTAGCTATTTTAGAACTGTTTCTACCTACAGTCAATGCGTTACTATCAAAAGTAAATCTTGAATCTATAAAGTGTACTTCATCTCCAACAGCGGGTGACGCTGGAAGGGTTATTGTTACTGCGCCACTATTTGTATCTACGAATAGTTTTGCTCCTGCTTGAACCGTTTCACTAGCAGTTACGGTTCTCCATTTTCTGTATTCATTTGCTTTTACTACATTAGTTCCATCAGCATATAAAACATAACAATTACCTTCACATAAAAGGACACCTGTTCCAGATGCAGTTTTAAAAGTTAATGTATATCCTGCGTGATCAGTTCCATCTATTATGTTGTAAATTTTTTCTATACTATCAGGACATGTAACAACTCTGTTAGCTGCTAAAGTTCCAGTTAATTTTATTGTAGCATTTCTTGCATTTGAAACTGTTGCATCAGACATAGCAAGAGTAACATCAGATGATGCTGCACTTATTTCTTCATAACCTGCAACTGCTTGTTGTACTAGGTTTAAATTGTTATTAGTTTTTGTTCCCCAAGTACCGGCGTTTTCACCAGTAGCCATTAATTCTAGTTTTAAATCAGACGAAAATGTTGATGCCATAAATTTTATCTCCTATGCGACGTCACTATATGTTATATTTGTACCTGTTGCAACATCAGAATACGAAATATTTGAACCTGTGTCAATATCAGAATATGCTTGAATTCCAAAGCCTGTAGAAGTACCAAATGCAGCTACAGAGACAGTAGCAGACTGTCCAGTTAATCCCATTGTTTGATCGTTAGGATCTAATGCACCAATAGAAAATGTTGCAGATATTCCTGTTAAACCCATAAACTGATCTGCAGGATCTATTGTTCCAATTGAAGATGTTAATGCAAGTCCTGTAATATCTACAATAGGATTTGAATTTGTTGATACAGCACCTAAAGATAATGTTGCACTTATTCCAGTCAGACCCATTACATCTGCAGGTGATAAAGCTCCTACAGATGATGTTGTTGATTGTCCTGTTAAACCCATTACATCTGCAGGTGATAATGATCCTTGTGATGAAGTTGCTGATTGTCCTGTTGGAGTTACTGAAACGTCTCCAATCATAGTGGCTGAACCAAGACTTGTTGTTGCAGATTGTCCAGTTACACCCATTACATCTGCAGGTGATAATGAACCAACTGAAGAAGTTGAACTTAGTCCAGTTAAAATTATAGCAAAGTCATTTGCTTGACCCCATAATTCTTCACCCCAACCATCACGGCCCCAACCGACTTCGTTGTAAGCCTCTAAAGAACCTAGAGAAGCTGTCATTGATAAACCAGTTAATACAGCTGAGTTGTCGTTTACTGCTCCCCATTCTCCAACGTTCCAACCAGTTCCGCCCCAACCTGTTAAGTTGAAAGCTTCTAATGAACCGACAGATGAAGTTAAACTTTGACCATCTAAAGTTACAATTGGATTTGTACTATCTCCCCAAGTTTCTGAGTTCCAAGTATTTCTACCCCAACCATTTAATGTAAAAGATAATAGACCAGATGCGTTTAATGAAGAAGTTGCAGATTGACCAGTTAATAATACGGTATTATCTGATAATTCGTTCCACTCGTTTTGACCATAAGCTTTACCACCCCAACCTTGTTGAGGCACACCCATGTTTGTTCCGTCACCAATAGATGAAGTTAATCCTTGACCTGTTACAGTTTCAGTTACTACGTTTGATTGCCAGGAGTTATCTCCCCAAGAATTTTGTCCCCAGGTAGTAGACATAAGGAGTTCCTCCTTATGCTATTCTAATTATAGCGTTTGATGCGTCTGCTGTTGGGAATTGAATTGTGAAAGTTCCGCTTGTTACAGTTTTGTCTGATCCAAAATCAATTGCACAAACTGCTGGATCGCTTGTTGCTGAATCATTAAAAATTAAACATCCTCTTGCTGTAAAAGAAGCTGACGTGAAACTTGTATCTGAAAAATCACAAACTGCTGTGTCTGTAGATAAAACTGGAGTTTGGCTTGTTAATGCATTTCCTTTTGCAGTATAACCTGATCCAGAAACTTCATTTGAAGTTGTATACGCAGTTGTTGATTTATTTAAAGTAGCTGAACTTGTGTATAGAGCTATGTTAAAAGTATCTCCAGACGATGCTGTAAAATTGTGAACACCTTTTAATATTTCTACTTTAAAACTGTTACAAATTGCCGATGTTATTGCCATAATTTATCTCCTATGGGTTTGCTGAGTTAACTGGTATTCTAACTGCTCCGTCTGTGTAGTCGTCTCTTCGTCTTCTACCAACTT